GGGTGACTGGAGTTCAGACGTGTGCTCTTCCGATCTGCAGCCTCAAGCGGGCGGTGCTGGCCGCCGTGGGCAGCGACCTGGACCCCAACAGCTCCAACAACGCCCTCAACTTCCAGGCCGGTCTGTGGAACGTGATCGTGTGGCCTTACCTGCCCTCTGCCATTGGCGGCAGTCCTTATTTCCTGCTGATGGACAGCCAGTTCAAGGACAACTACGAGTGCATGCCGTGGCTGGATCGCGTGCCCCTGACCGTCAAGAGCGACATCGACCCCAACACCGATGCCAACGTGTTCAAGGGCCGGGCCCGTTTCGGCGCCGGCTTCAATAACTGGCGCTGCATCGCTATCTGTGGCGCCGGCCTGACCAGCGGCACTACCATTTCCTGATCTATACGCAGCGCCCCTTAACGGGGGCGCTGAACTTTTTTTGGAGGCAGCATGAAGAAAGACGATTCCAACCGCCGCCAGGCTTGGCAAGCAAAGCTGGACGACGCGAAGCGGAAATACAGCGACCAACTGGAGAGAATGGATGTGCGCGAGGAAATGTACCTTGGCTCGCACAGCATCCCGTCTTCCGGGAAAAAGCCCGCGAAGGATGCCTCCAATGTGCGGAACATCATCTATGAGCTGATCGAAAGCCAGGTGGATTCCAGCGTGCCGCAGCCACGCGTGACTGCCATCCACGAGGAAGACAAGCCGCTGGCGAAGAAAATCGAGGCACTTTTGCTTAACGAGACGCGGCTCATTGGATTCAAAGAGATGAACGACCTGCAGGAGCGCACCGTGCCCATCCAGGGAGGCGACTTCTGGCATGTAGAATGGGACCCGTCCGCCGGGTTTCACTGCATGTTAGGTGATATCTCTGTTACGTCCAGGCACCCGAAACAGGTGATCCCACAGCCCGGCGTGTACGATGTGGACAAGATGGAATACATCTTTGTACAGATCAGCCAGTCAAAAGAAAGCCTGGAGCGCCGGTATAAGGTCAAGATCGAGGACACCAGCGAATCCGACCCAGATGTTCGGTCTACGGAGGATGAAACCTACGTGACTGGCCTTGTAACCCAGAACATTGTCTATTACCGCAACAAGAAAGGCGGGATCGGCATTTTCTCTTGGGTTGGAGACACAACCCTTGAGGACATGGACGACTACCAGGCGCGCCGCCAGCGTGTATGCAAAAACTGCGGGGAGCGCATGGATGGGGACGTGTGCGAGTATTGCGGAGGCAAATCGGCCATCGAGCAAGAGGCGAAGGAACAGACACTTTTCGAGGACATTGTGATATCAGGCGGTGAAGTAATTCCGGCGATGGTACCGGGAGAACCTGTGCCAATCCTCAACCCGGACGGAACGCCCCAAATTGACCTGAATACCGGCGAGATCATCATGCAGGATGGAGCGCCAGTTCGCAACACGATACCCGGATACAAACCAAATGAGTACCCGCTCGTGCTGCGGCGGAACGTGCGCATGTTTGGCCGACTGCTTGGCGTGAGCGATGTGGATGTCATTCGCGACCAGCAGGAAGCAATCAATAAATATGGAACAAAAATCCAGGAAAAACTTCTTAAAGGCGGAAGCTATGTCACGCTGCCGCAGGGCGTCGGAATCGAGACCACCGACAGGGAGTTGAAGATTATCCGGCTGAAAAACCCGGCTGACAAGTCGCTCATCAGCGTGCTGAATATCCAGCCGGACACAAGCCGCGACCAGCAAATGCTGGAAACGAACTATTCATGGGCAAAAAGTACGCTTGGTATCACAGACGCATTCCAGGGTAAGTACGATGCGTCGGCGACCAGCGGAACGGCCAAACAGTTCTCTGCGAACCAGTCCGCAGGGCGGCTGCAGTCCAAGCGGGAGATGAAGAACCAGGCATACGCGAAACTGTATGAGCTGATGTTCAAATTCATGCTAGCGTATGCCGATGAGGCAGTCCCGATCACATATCGAAACCCGGGCGGAACGCAGGAATATTCCCATTTCAATCGATATGAGTTCTTGAAGCGGGACGCGGCTGGCCAACTTTACTGGAACGACGAGTTCATTTTTGAGGTTGACCCTGCGTCCAATCTTGCGTCAAACCGAGAGCGCCTGTGGGACATGATCGACGTGAAATATCAGGCCGGTGCGTTTGGACCCATCAACGAGCTACAGAGCCAGTATCGCTTGTGGACACTGCTTGCAGAAACAAACTACCCCCACGCCGAGGCGATGAAGGCGAGTATCAAGCAGCAGATGGATGAGCAGCAGGCCATGGAGCAGGGAATGCCCACGAATGGGAATGAAACCGTGAATCATGTGGAAGGAGGCGCTGTATGACCTGGGGCGAAGTAAAACTTGCCACTTTACAGAAAATGTTCAGCGCCGAGAGCCTGACGATCAACGAGAACGATGAGAGTATCCGCGCTTACATCTACGCAATGCCGCAGGCGGCAAACGAGGGAATGCAACTGCTCTCCACGGCGGGGAAATATCTGCGCAAGCATGTAGAGCTTGAAGAAGGAAAGCATGATCTGAAGGAAGAGTTGACGGATTTTTACGACACAGGCATGTTTGAGGCCTACTATGAGGATATGTCCCCGTGCTACGACGCAAAGCTGGTTGCAGGACAGTATCTCATCGCGCCCGCAAAAATCATTTTCTTTTATAATGCATGGCCTCCTACGATCACGGCTTCGACACAGGATTCCATGGAGCTGCCTCTTGACCCTGAAGTGGTCGTCCTGCTGCCGCTTTACATGGCCAGCCAGCTGTACAAAGACGATGATTCCGCCATTGCTACAGGATACAGAAACGAGTTTGAAGTTGCGCGCGAGCTCCTTACGAACCGCGATGGTGGAGTTTTCACAGGCGACTTTACGAGCGTAACAGGGTGGTGGTGAGGTGGCCAGATTTACAATACCAGCCCAGCAGGCAAGAAGCTCTATCACAGTGAGTACGTTTCTTGGAGTGGACTACACAAATAATCCGGGAAACGTGAAAAATGGGCAAAGCCCGAATGGCGCGAATATGATTCGTGATGTGCCCGGGAAAGTGCGCAAATGCATGGGATACGAGCTCATGTACCACTTCCCCGGTAAAATCAACGGATACCACAAGCGGAAACAGGATGATTTCGGAATAATCCATGCGGGAAATTCCCTTTATGCAATCCCCAAAGATGGTGAAGATGTTGGCGAGCCGCTGTATTCTGACGCCGCAGATTCACCAAGCAAAAGCTGGCAGTTTGGAGAAAGCCTTTACATTATTGACGGAAAGGAAATTCTGGTGTATGACGGCGAATCCGTTCAGCCAGTTTCCAACGTCGCAAAGGTCCCGCTGCTCACCATTGCGAAGGAGCCGCAGGGCGGCGGCACCGATTATGAGGCTTTGAACCTTATTCAGCCGAAGTTCAGCGAACGGTTTGCAGGAAACGGGACCGATAAAGTTTACGACCTGAATTTTTCCGGCCTCGACGAAACACCCGTCGAGGTAAAAATCATGACCAACGCAGGCACGTGGGAGGACAAAGTAGAGGGGGAAGATTTCACAGTAAACCGAGACGCTGGCCAAGTGACATTCAACACAGCGCCGGAGAAAAGCCCGGTCACCGGCGAGGACAACGTGGAGATCACTGCCGCCCGCACGGTGGATGGGTATGCAGACCGTGTAAATAAATGCGACATCGGCATTCTGTTTGGCGTCAATGGGGCCTCTGACCGAATGTTCATCTCCGGCAACCCTGACTTCCCGAACTACGATTGGTACTGCGGACAGTACGACCCTACATACTGGCCTGATACCGGCTACTCTGTCCTTGGGACTGGCGCAAGCGCTATTATGGGGTACTCGATTATCAACAATTATCTGGCCGCCCACAAAGACGATATGGACCCCGACAGAAACGTGATCATCCGTCAGGGCAACCTTGTGGATTCGACCCCTGCGTTTCCAATCATCAATACCCTGCAAGGCCCCGGAGCAGTGTCCAAAAACAGCTTTGCGTATCTTTCCACTGAACCGGTTTTCTTAACAGGGCTTGGTGTATATGCAATTACGCCGAGCGACATCAACGGCGAGCGGTACAGCCAGGATAGAAGCTACTACATCAATGGAAAAATGCTGAACGAACCAGGTCTTGGCAAAGCGATAGCGGTTGTCTACAAAGACCTGTACTGGCTTTTTGTGAATGGGGTGGCTTACATTCTCGATGGGCTTCAGAGCCTCGGAGTGGCGCAAAACGAGCCGTATTCAAACCGGCAATATGCGTGCTTCTTCAGGACGAATGTACTGGCAAGCTATGCATGGGTAGACAAAAGCGAACAATCCGAAACGCTGTGGTTCGGCACTGGCGAAGGGGATGTGTTTAGATTCTTTTCTGACCCAAAGTCTCTTGATAGCTACAACGACAACGGCGACCCGATTCACTGCGTGTGGGAAACGCCGGACTTTAGCGGGAATCGGTTCTACAAGAACAAGAGCTTCCGCCATTTGGCGGTACGGCTATCAAGCGCAGTTGCAACAAGCATTAAGATGTATGGTCAGAAGAGAGGAATTTGGTCGCTGCTAAAATACGATAACAGCAAATCCAGGTATTTCAGTTACGGGCAGCTGGTGTATTCCAAATTCACTTACTCGAATGACCAGACAAGTAAAACGATTCGCCTGAAAACGAACATTAAGAAGGTGGATAAAGCGCGTTTTAGATTTGAGAATGACGAACTCAATGAACCGTTCGGGCTGATGGATTTTGCAGTGGAGTTCGTGGAGAGTGGCTATTTCAAGGGATAGGAGGAGGCAATGGCGTTTCGCAAGATTACCGGCGAAGAGCTGTCTGGAAAAGGTAACATGGGGCAACCTGACACGCCCGGTGTGAGTACGTCGGAAATGCAGCGGATTATGGATGAAATCCCACGAGAGATAATCGTGCCTGCGTTCAATGAACTTTCTGGCCAACTTTCGGCGGACACGGCGGCGGGAAACCTCGGCGCGGTATTGCCGGAAGGTGTGCCGGAAGAAACGGCAAAAACAGTGCAAAGCGTGATGGAGGCAGTTCTGGCGATTGCCAAGGGCGACTTCAAAGCTGCCGAAGAAGCGTTATCCGCACATGCGATTCGTACCGACAACCCCCACGCCGTTACCGCGGCGCAGACCGGGGCTTATACAAAGGAAGAGACGGAGGCGGCTATTGGCCAGCGGGTGGTGGAGATCGGCGCAGGCGACATGGCCCGGGCGATCTACGACCCCG